AGAATCTGTATCTAATAATTTAACTGATCTATCTGACTGTTGGTCAATATCAGCTAATTTTGCATATACTTTGTCTAAATCTGTGTTAAGTGAAGTTATATCAAATGAGCCAGTTGTTGGAAAGTCCGATGTTCTCTCTATTGAAATATCTCTAATAATAGTAATAATATCGCCATTGGAAGCCCCAGTACTACCGAGAGTAATAGTACCCCCAGCACCGAACTCAAAAGCGCTGTCACTAGCAGAAGCAGTACCAGTAACAGAATACTGGGATGTTGAGCTTGGGCTTGCATTATACGTAAGTAAACTCGTGCCATTATATACTTTTATATCATTTGTGCTAAAAAACTCAAATGGTATAGTAAAAGCTGTTTGATTAGAGGTGGCTGTATAGCTAACTCTAGGCGTATTTTTTGCTGTTAATATAGTCATATGTTAGTAGTCTACTATGTTATTGTACGATTTTCTAAATAATTTATCCCACATCCAAAAGTTGTTCAATGGGATATATCTCCTAATTGCGTCTTTTTTTTCTTTATCTGAGCCATCTTGAAATGCCATATAGATATCTAAGATATTAGATGGTCCCGGACCAATGCCCGGTCTTAGTGCATCATGAGCCTCTGGTTCACCAAATGGACTATCCATATCTAACATTGGTCTAATGCCATATTCATGTGATGTAGCTGTTTCTATGATTCCCGGTAGATCGCTAAATACTGCTAATACACCTGATTTTTCTATAGCTTGTAAGAATTTTTCTTCTGTAGATTTTGCGTACCAATAATCAGGATTCTTTAAGTAATCGCCCCACATAGCAAATCCTATCATTGATATTGCACCTGCTGTTAAATGAGCATCTCTACCTGCTAGTCCAGACATAGCTAGTTTCCTCGTTGCTGCGATTGCCCATGAATAAAACTGAAATGGTAATGCCATATATGGGTTTTGAAATTTGCCACCGAATTGAGTTTTAGTAAATCCTAATGCCCTGCCCATTGAATTATCCATTAATGATGCAACATCATTGTTGTTTACTCTTAACACGCCATACATCATATTAAATTTATCGTTAGGTGATGGTGTAATAATGGCTCTTTCTACATCGCCTTTGATAGCTTGTCTGTAAATTTGTAATGTTTCTACAGCTCCGGGTATTCCAGATTTTTCCCATGCAGTTGCATTTGGTAAAAATATTTTGCCCTCTTTTTGTATAATTCCTTTGTCGTATAATCTAGCTATATTGCTAGCAAATGCTTTATCTATACCATATGATTCCATTCTCACTATATCGGCTTTAGTTGCTGTGCCATTTGTCATTTTTAAAGCATCTTCAATAAACCTGTGCTGAGATACATATGTAGACATACGTTTCATCATCAAAGTCCAAGGGGTTAGTAAGTTTGCTACATAATAAAATGGTTGTACTTTTTGTGCTACGTTAAATAATCCACCAAACATACCTCTAGCATTAGGTGTAGTACCCATATCAGTAGCAAATATTCTTTCCATCGCTGCCTGATTCGATGTCAATTCAGCCATTGGTCCAAGAAAATCTGCGTCTTTTGCCATTTTTTTAAATAATGCGGGATTGCTTATCAAAGGTTTTAACCAACTTTCTCCAAGTCTTTGTACTCCATGAAGCATAATTGGTCTGCCCATATCTGCTTGTGCTGTATAAATTACTTTACCCATTGAGGATAATGACGTCCAGTTTCTAATAAATTGTGCGATTCTTTTGTTTATATTAGTTGGTGGTATTGTGTTAAATGTTCCATACATCTTATCTTTTGCATCTATAAACGCATTTAATATTTCATTAATGTCGCCCTCTGCTACGCCATCTTCTATCAAATCAAAATGTTTTTGTGTTATAAAATCATCCATATGTCTGTCACCAAACTTTCTAGTAATTTCTATAGCTGTACCCATACGTTGGTTATACTGCGTCATTATTACTCTGGGATCTTTTATAACAAATTCATCTAATAGTTTTGTAGGTATAGACAATTGTCTTTGCATTAATGGTTTAGTTCCAGCTTTATAAGTGCCATCAGTATTTCTCATTGATAAAATATTATCTGTATCGCCTTGCTCTGCCATTTGTAATACACGTTCATATGTTTTATTTACACGTGCATCTAAATCCATCTTAGGATTTTTTTTAGGATGAGTTATATACCAATTTCTAATAATATTTTTAAACTTATCTGGGTTATCTAGTATTGCTTCTCTGTCATAAAAACGTGTTATGTATTCATCTGTTTGTGTATATGCTGGTGATATATCTTCACTTAGTTCTTCTAGTTGTTCATTTAACTCATCTATTTCTTTTTTTATTTTTTTTGAATTATGTTTAGTTCTAAACTTAGACTTGCTTATTTTTTCTAATAGTTGTTCTTTATAAGCGATTTTCTTTTTAATATTTTTTTGTGTAGCAAACATTTCTAATTCTGATGCTTCATCTCTAAATGCTTTAAAATAACGTCTTACATCATCTACTGCTCTTTTTACAGCTGGTTCTATATCTGGACTATTGTATTTTTTTATATCTGCAGTTGCATCAAACACATCTTCCATAAATTGTTCATATGATTTTTCTTTTGCACCAGCTTTTGTTGGAGCTACATCTCTAGTAAAATTTCTAGCCCATTCACCACGTCTTAACATATAAGCTGTAGAGTTAAAACCCATCCATTTTGTACTATCTTTACTGCCTGTCATGTATTCTACAAAATGTTCATCTAGTTTTTTAAATGAATCTTGTAAGTGTATTTGCCATTTAGTTTGTACTTCCATATATGCAGATGGTTTTGCAGTAGCACCACGTACTGATGCACCATAGTCACCTATCAATTCAAATATTTCTCTGCCTGTTCTTTCTTGTAATCTTGCGTTGTATTTTTTTAATGTTTGTACAACTTTACCTGTATCGGTGTACTTATCTAATTGATCTAATATTTGTTTTACTACTGGAATATTGCCTGTGTCTGTTAAATAATTCTCAACAGCCATATTGTCTTTATCATAAATTTCTTTATCTAATCTGCCATTGTAATCTACAGTAACTTCTTTTTTATTTTGCTTATTAGATAAAGATTCTATCTCTCGTCTTATGTTGTATTTAATTAAATCATCTGAATTTTTTACATGTCTACCTATATCTTTAGTTACTTGTCCCGGCGCTGGTCTGTCGTTTAAAGATATAAATGTATCTTCATCATACATTTTTCGTAAATATGCTGTATCTATTATGATAGTGTCTTTGCCTTTTATGTTTTGTATTTGTATAGGTTTGTAGAATTTGTATGTAGTAGCATTGCCTTGTTGAAAACCAAATATAACTGGATCTAAATTAGTAACCTTTTTTTCGTATTTATATTTACCATTTTTGTTAAACATTCTTCCAGCTGAATCTAAAAATATATCTGTATTACCCTCTATTAGATTTACATTGTTATTTCTAATTTTGATATTTTGTTTATCCCATATAATTTTTCCCTCAGTTTCTGACAATGCACTAAAAACATTGTCCATAATACCTTTACCACCATCTTCTGTTTTAGTAGCTTTAGCAATTGCTGGTGTACGTTTAGCAAGAAAGCCAGATAAAGTTCCACCTAGAAAAAACGCACTACCTACATACATTGCTGTTTCTTCGTTAGTAGCAGTCGGATCATATGAATGTCTTATAGGTTCTGTTGCACCAACAAGACCTGCTGAAGCTAAGCCACCTTTAGTAGCACGTGATAAAAAGGTAGCTCCTTTTACGAAAGGTACTGGTATAAAATTAATTGGATCTACAAGATTTGCAACTAAAGCTGGTAGTATGTTACGCTCTGTAGAATCAAGTCTTTCTCTACGTGCTTCGTTTCTTTCTATTTTTCTTTTTAAAAAATCATGTTCTTCTTTGTTTCTAACTTGTAAAAATTCATCTGCATATTTTTCATAACCAGATATGTTGTCTACGTCATATGGATTATAGTCTTTGTCGAAGTCTTTACTATATACACCCTGATTTACAAACTCATCATCAATTGTTTGTCCCATCCAAGTAAGCCAAAATTCATCTACTACATCAGCAGTAAATGATTGCTCTTGTAATGGTTTTGTATAACTTGTGTCTTGTCTAAATTTATATTCTTCACTCATTAGTATCTGGCTCTAATATGTTTTGTTCAAAATCATTACTATCAAAAGTAAGAACTCTATTGTTTTCATCTTCTAGCGTATACTGTATTCCATCTTTATAATAAACCATTATATACTCTACTTCGTTGTTGTCTTTAAGGCGTCCTCTTAGTCTTAGGTTTGGATTTTGATATGATCCAAAATCCATTTTGCCAAACATTTTTTTTATATTATCGTTTTGAGGTCTGTTTAAAAATGCTTTATATTTATCAGTCATTCTTTTGTAGGTATATTTAGACTGTTGAATAGTTGCAAAATTTTCTTGATAATTTTTTTCTGGTGGATATTTTGCAAATGTTTCTTGAGAATCGTCAAAGTAGTTTGTGTCCGAGGATACTACTGTTTGTGAAACAGGTATACTAAATCTACTGTATCCCCATTCGGCTGTATTATCTAATGATGTCAATTCTCTTTTTGTTAAATCTTTTATGTATTGCTCACTTAATTTTAGTCCTTGACTATCTAAACCGTTATAAACATTTGACATAACTCTATTAACAGCTACTGTGCTAAACATTACATCATCAGTATATCTTGCTCCAGCTATCTCGCTTATAGCTTTATTTATTATATCGTTTACTTGTTTAGGTTTTTGAAAATCTGTATTCGTTTGCATGCCTAATAGTTCTACTATAGATGCTTTGTCTACTTTTTTATCTGGGTTTAAATATTGTTCAACAATTGTATATTGTGTTCCTGCTGTTGCTCCAAGTAAATTAGAATATAAATCATTAATTTTTTTATTAAACTCATTAGTATGTTTATAATTATCTTTTTGCTGGAAAAAAAATTCTATTATTCTACCTTGATACATGTCTAATACATCATCAGGTTTACTAGAATTTATTTTATCTACATATGTGTTATATGTTTCTTCGTTAATTAAACCATGTTTTAATTTATGAATAGTCCATTCAGCTTTTATTTCTGCATTTTTTTCAATGTCATCAAACTTAACACCATTGCTAGCTTGTTTAGACATCCAGTTATTATACAACTGTCTTTCATTTTCAGATGCAAGCTTACGTCTATCTTTTCCTGACTTTTGCCCAAATACATATTTTGGATCTTGTCCAGATGCAGATTGTTCATTGTAACTTTCAATTGAGCTATTAATAATTCTTTGATTGGTTGCTTTTTTTACCATTCCTGACGCATTAGTTTGATGTATCTTTATAGTTTTCTTATAACCTGATACATTGTTATCATAATTTTTACCAGCGTTGGATTCTATATCTTTTTTTGTTATTGTAACGCCATTATACGTAAACTCTATTTGTGTATTGTCTTCTAAAAATTTTCCATATTCATCTAGTTTGACTGAATCTTCTGCAGAAAGGTTTTCGGTTCCTAAGCTTGGAAACATTTTATTTGTTAAGGTATCTAGTTTAGTTATAGATTCTACTTTATCTTTATAATTTTCTAATAGTATTTTTGCTTCTAAAGGAGTTGTAATTTTTAATTCTACTTGTTTAGTTATTTGCTGTTTAAATTCTGCGTACGAATCATGTTTTTCTTTACCAACAATTTTTCTAATAAAATTTTTTTCAATGTTTTGCATTTCCATTTTTGATTGTTCACTATTTGTTCTTCTTTGTTTGCTTATGTATTCTCTTTGTATATAGTTAGATTTTTGGATAATATCGGTTTGGTCTTTTAATTTTATAAGGTTTCTTGTTTCTGCATCTAATGAATTATATACAGGTTCAAGTTGTTGAATTACCATGTCATTAAATGTTTGTTGGTCTATACCAGTATCTGCATAGGTAGAATATAAACTTTCTATAATACTGCTAGTACTGTTTGATATTTCTGTTATGTATCTTTTGTGCGTTTGTTCTTTAAATTTTTTTAATGCAGTCTTTCCAGATAATCCTACTGGTGGCGTAAACTTCTTAGGTAACTTTATATTTAAAGTTTCACCAGTTTCTGATGTTATAGGTACATCTTCATATACTACATTTGCTTTATTTGCTTCTAGTAATCCTCGTTCTTCTCCTCTTTCTACTGCTTCCTTGTACGCAATGTTTGATTGTTCACGCATAAGGTTTTCAAATTGCTGAGCTTCACGTGCCGAATAAGATTGCATAGTATCAAAGTCACCACCACGACTAACGCCTATTCTATCTTTATAATCAAAAAATCTTTTTTCTCTTTTTAATGCCATTATAATTCGTCTGTTATTTTTTTAACTTGTAATAATCCCTCTGCTACTCTTAATCCTGTATTAACTTTTCCAGAACGTTTCGCTGCTGTTTCTTTCATTTTAGCTAGTTGTAAATTTTGTCTTGAACGTACTATGTCGTCTAATGAGTTCATAGATATTGCGTCTCTATCTTTTAAATATGTTTCTCTGTTAGATGCAAATAGGGCTTGATAACTAGCAGATGCAATGTCTACACCTGATGCGGCAGCAATTGCTTGGTTAGATGAAAACTCTTGTGCAAACCTACGTCTTCTTTCGCTTTCTTGTTGTGCTTGTTCTAATCTTTGTCTTTCTATTTCATCTTTGTATTGTTGTTGTTGGTATCTAGCTTGTGCTACTTCATACCCAGCACGTGTTCTTTCTGCATTTGCTGACATTAAAGACATTCCAATACTTGTTAATGGGTTGCTACCTACTGCAGATGCTATCGTTCCAATATTTCTTACAGCTCCCATTGCATTGCCTAAACTAAAGAAACCAGCAGAAGCTCCTCCACTTAAAGAACCAACAGCTGAAGCAGCTCCTAGAGTGTTAATTCCTGTAGCCATTCCTATTGAATTAATCATGCTTGCTGTAGAAGCCATTGTTACTGGATCACACATTAATAATATACCTCCGCTGTAATACCTAAAATTCTTAATGGCAATGGCGCTGACTGAGTAACCTCAATATTTGGCTCATTGTTATATCCTAAAAAGTATACATCTTTCTTTCCTGTATAACTAGGTAACGTGCTAGACGTGTCAATAGATGTAGTATTAATTAATAAATCATTTCCATTTATTTGAAGATTATATGAATTAGATAATTCTATAATTGCTTTTGCAATCTTAGTAGCATTTCCTATCAATGGTGACTGCGTACCTCTTGACTGTACTTTTGCATTTATAGGCAATGTTTTTATAGTTAGTGTAAAATCTAAACCTATGTCAACAGCTGATGCTGGTGTGTCAAATACTGCTACGCCACCAGAAGTTACTGTAGCCGAACCGAAGTAGTTTATGTTACCACCCTCAGTCGATCCTGCTGTTGCATGTACAACCTTACCACGCATATCTGGTAAACTATTCAATCCTGAAAAAGTCCTAGACGTGGTAAATCTTAACTCAACACCATCTGATTGACTAACTGATGCGTCAATAACAATTACATATTCTCCACTATTTGCTGTTGCTGTAACTGAATTTATTTTATAAACAGTACCTGTACCTGCAAACTGGAATGATTCTCCTATATTTGGTGCATTAGAAAATCCATCTACTATTAATGTTGATGAGCTAGTTACCGAGCCATTAATAAGGGGGGAGCCATGAGGTTGATAACTAGCCGATAGAGTTTTTGTAACAGTCATATCAGTTGGTACATCAAATGAATCAGATGATAATTGTTCTAAATAATAAACATCTGATGAATTTATTGTTCTTTTTACTGCTATATATGGAAAGTCTGTTAAGCAACAAATTGATTGTATAACACCATCTGTTTCCCATAGTACCCATCCTTGTAATTCTTGTATCTTTTGCGAGCTATAAACAGCCATTGTTCCATCTGTGTTGACTAAAAAATATAACTGTTCATCTCTATTAACTATAGCTTTTATTCTATCTGCATCTATTGGAGATGATATTAAATGGCTTGATAACAAAGAAACAGGAGCTGACGTAAATTCTTCAGCACTTGTATTGAATGTATATTCTCTTACTGTCTTACCATTTGTTTGTACAAATAATGTAGATCCATCAAATGTTCTAGCTTTAGCAGGTTGTTGACAACCTAGTGATGATTGTCTAATAAGCTGTATATCTGTTGGTGTAACAGCTTTTCCTATTGGTGGTTTCAAATAAAACTCTGCTGTATTCGTTAATACCTCTAATACTTTGCCTGATATTAAATGTCTTATCTCATTGATTTCATCTGAAGCTATTTGTATTTGTACAGAATCTGAATCGTTAGCTTCTCCTACATCAAAGTTAAAAAAATCTGAAGTCTTAGAACCAGCTATTAAATCTGGTAAATTAGTAACACCACCTAAAAATAATCTTTGTTCATGAAATGCTATGGCTTTTGGATATCCATTTACATCTGATAACACTTGCTCTTGCCAATCTCTAGTAGGTGCATGTGTTTTTACAACAACCCTAACACCACCACCATCTAGTGATTCTGAAGCTGTGTCACTATTTTTAGCTGTTATTTCATAATGGTTATCATCTACTACTGTAATAGTAAAGTCACCAGTCAAATTAGCCCCCGTTAGTCCTACTGGAGGATCTTCTGTATCTAGTATATCTTCTGAGCCAGATATATTTACTGATGCACCTGTTGCTAGTCCATGTTGTGCATGTGTAACTTTTACTACACCACTACCTTGTTGTGTAGCAAATGGATCTTCATCTAATTCTACTTCTAAATCATCCTTTAGCGTTACTGTAACTACAGTCGCTGAAGTATATCCAGTTACAGTAGCTTCTGTTCCATATATTTTTACAGTAGTTCCAACATAATCAGATGAAAAATAATCTGCACTAGCTGTAATTGTTCTACCAGTACCTGCTGAATATGAGCTTGCATCAAAGGTTACTGTACTTGGTGCAAACTTAAAATATGGTTGATATATTCTTTTACCAGATAAATCGCTATCAAACGCAAATGTTGATAACGCAAATGTTGTAGCACCAGTACGTTTTATAATTCTTGGCATCCAGTTTTCATTTACTAGAATCATGGTATCGCCTTGCTGTGTAAAGTTAATATCTTTTAATTGAGCTGTAGTCCAAGGGCAACCTGTAATAGTTTGTAATAATGTGCCATTTGTTGAGTAAATCTTTACTTGTGTATTTTGTAAAGCAAATATATATTCTTGCGATCCGCTAAATATAAATGGTTCAAGCCTTGATTCTGCTCCTAAGTCTGCTCTAAAAAAAGAACCACCCCGTCTTTCTACTGCTCCCTGATTACGACATATAACATTTCTAGCCGTTGCTAAAGACTTATCAAATGCTTTTAAATCGTTACGTGATATTAAGTTTGGATCAACTTCTCCACCACTAAAGTTAGATTGATGTATTCTTGTTTTTGGCATTATGAAGATACAGTAGTTTTGACAGTGCCAAGACTACCACTATTCCTCCTATTTCTAAATCTATCCACATCAACACGCCTGTTTGTTTGTGCTTGTGAATCTTGTCCTTTTGCTACAGTTAGCTGTATTGTTGCTTTATTTGAATACAATTGTGACAAAGTATCATTTCTGGCAATAGCACCAGCAAATAGTGACGCTAATTCAAATACAAGGGCTTGTTTAAAATAGGGTGGAAAATCTGCTTCGGATGGCTGAAATGTGTAATCAGCTATTAGTATATCTGATGCTGAAGTATCAGCATATATTTCGTTACCATATCTATCATATTCTATTATAGAATCTGACAATGATACTGTGTGCATTTGTAACGCATCAGATGGTACTTGATAAGCAGAATCGTATCTTCCTAAAGGGTTTGTAGTTAACTTTGACAATTGTTGTTGTTTGCTTGCAAACCTCCAACGACATCTTGTCAATAAATTTTCTAGTGTTGATTCGTAAAGTTGTCCAGATACTTTTGATTCAGTTGTATTTTCGTCAAACGAGTTTATTGTATTAGCTCCTACTAACACTAACGCCTGACTACATATATCGAATTTACTATCTGTCATAATTAAAGTGGGGCTGGCAAATGAGAACCAGCCCCTAGAACGTTATGTTCCGTTAGTTGTTGTTACAGTTGTTGCACCAGTTGCTGACGTTACAAATAATAAATCACCAGTTGCAGTACCACCAGTGGTACCTACAGTTAGGATAATATCAAATTGTTTTAAGTCAGTAGTAACTGAATTAAAGTAACCTGAACCAGCAATAGTTGCTGGGGCATCAGTACTCTTATAAATAAAGAGATTTTGATCGCCTGCTCCAGCTACCTTTTTTAAGTTAGTTGTGTCTAAAGCCATGTTATCCTCCTTATTCTGTTATCTGACATTCAATAGCACCATCGTTGTCAATCATGACAGCTCCTGCACTAAAGTATGAAGTTACTAAATTACTTACTTTCTCTGGTAGATAATTCATTTCTGTACGAATATCAGCTCCACTTGCAAGACCTACTGATGATGCGTGATACGCATGACAGTCTCTTGTAGTACTAGCTTTCGATAGTCCTGAATGTGTAAACCATAAGAACCCTAACCAACGTTTAGCAGTCATTCCACCAGCGTAAGGTAATTCACCCTCACCAATGTATTCTGATCTACTGAATTGGTCGATTTGTAATAAATCTGCCCAACCAGCCGGTGATACGACAAAATATCTTTGTCCATCGTCTGGCACATCAGCTTCACCAAATGCTTCATAAACAGTTAATGCTTTTGCTAATGTTAACGCAGCACTACCATGAACAACATTGTTCGAGTTAGAACCTGCATCTAGCACATCTATAATTAATTGGTCTATTTTTCTGCCTAATGCAGAAGCAGCCGATTGAGCCAACACTTGTCTCTCATCAATGTTAGTTTTTAGCTCATCTAATGTATCTACCATATCGGCAGCATAGAAGTCACTAAGTGTAACATCGACAGTTGAATGTGTTACTTCCATTGTTGGCACGTTACCATGTCTAGATTTTGTAGACGCAGAACCTGTACCCACTTTTTGGAATCTCGCTTGGCTACCTTGTACGTTATTTGACTGGCGTACTGTATTCTTCAGTTTAGATCCCATGCGTTGGTAAGCCATATGCACTTCGGATTCAAACTGCTTAATAAACGCAGTCGATATTTGAGTTGCCATTAAACACTCTCCTATAAGTTATACGTTAATTTAACAGTTGTCCTGTTTAGCTTACTTCGGTTGCCCAAACTGGACCGATATCTTCTAAATCGGGCTGTATAGTTTTATATACCCTTTGTATATGCTTATAAAAATACAACATTTGTAGGTCATGTACAACTAATTCTTCTTCTTTAAAACTAAATCCTAACCATTTAAGCCATTTTACTGTGCGTTTGTTATGTTTTGGTACGATATTAAACACATAATCAAAATCATTTAGTAAAAACTTTAGCCATTTTTTACTTCGTTTAGAAAAGTATGACCATTGGTCTTTAGTTAATTCAGCAGAAAGAAACCAAACAGCTCCATTTCTTGGATTCTGTTTAGTAGGAAGTACACCAAATATTGCTAAAGGTTTATTGTTTGACATGACAGTATAACACCTTACTTTCCTATACTTATATCTAAACGCTGAAAGCATTGCAAACAAAGGATCGCTTCCCATTATGGCGACTTCCTCCCTGTCACTTCTTTTCAATCTTTTTGACAAAGAAAAGCAGTGGTCAGGGATAGTCTTTTCTACATAGAGTTTATTCTCTGTATAGTCTTGCAAAAGCATCATCTACTCTTTTGATATATGAAACGTCTTTATGGCGTGGATCATAATACCTTTTGTCTTTCATCATTTCTCTAACTTCGCCTAAACTTAATTGTTTTTCAGGCTGTGCTACAGCATTTGACCTTGACATTGCAGACTTTGTAGCTTCTTGTATGCGTTCTAATGCCTCAATACCCTCTGCAGAAGTGCCTAAAGTAGCAGAAACTAACTCAAATTGCTCTGGACTAAAGAATGTTTGTGCAAAATTAGTTACATGGTCTAGTCTTTCTTGAGCATTTTCTCCTAGTTTTTCTACTTCACCCTCTAAATTAGGCTGATTTGGTAGCATTAACTTGTCAATATATTGATTAATACCATCTTGAAACTCCTCATTAGTAGCTCCAATTTCATGACAACGCCCTCTCCACCACTCAGTTAGTGGATTTTCGTTGACCATTTCTTCAGATATACCCTCTACTAGAGATGGAAGTTCATATGCTTCTGCAGTTTCTGGTGCTTCAGCTCGTGATTCTTCTGCTAGTTCAGTAAGTATTATGTCTTTAAAGTCATCTTTTTTACCACCAATTAGTTTTTCTAATTCACCATATGACTTAGCCATATCTTCAGGTGAACCAAACTTTTCTGGTAGCCACTCTGGGCGATCACTCGCATCTAATGTTTCACGTGAAACATCTTCAGTTTGTTGCTCAGGTTCAGCTTGTGCTTCTACTTGTTCTTCTTGTTGTTGTGCTTGTTCTTCAGCCATTTGATTTCTCCGAAATTATTTTTTGACTTGCGCCTTTGTTAACTCGTCTTTGGATTAAACCTACGATGTACCTTTGTCCCTCAAGATGTCTTAGCTCCGCATCAGAAATACCTGCTCCTGCTACTGCTTCGATTGTCATTGATTTTAAGTACCTTAGTGCTTCAGAACCCCCACTAGATGTGAATAGTTGGTGAAACAAAGTATTTAAGTTCTCCTCATCTTGTGGTTGTCTGGTCATACCATCCAATCCTATTAGAGTATTGGGCTTGTTCTCTGCCATTTTATCTCCTATGTAGGAGGATTTTCGTCCTCCATTGGTTGTTGTTGTTGCATCATTTGTTGCATTTGTTGTGCAGCTTGTTGCATTTCTTCCTCTGAACGTACTAAGTTCTCAGGAATTCCTAGTTTTTTAGCTACAAACTTGGCTACTGCCATCTGATTTACAATCAAATTAGTTAGTTCTGGACCAACTCTGCCTTGTATCATACCTAAAAATCTGTCTACAGTTGCTACATCTTGTTGATGTTGTGCTTGAGCCAATGGACTTGACGACTGTATTTTAATCTCACGCCCATTGACCTTTGGTATTTTGATTCTTCCTTGCTTTTTAAGAATATAAATTACCCTTTGTAGGACTGGCGTTACCATTTCTGCTTGTAATCTACCAAACGCAGCACCAATTTGACGTGATAAATCAGCTTGTCTCTCTGCTACTTCTGTTCCAGACGTAGGTGTTTTCTCGTTTTGGTTGCCTAACATATCGTTATATAAAGCTTTTTTAATATTTGTACGCATATCACGTAGTACCAAGTCACTTACATTGAAGTTTCCGGGTGCTTGAATTGGTTGCAATCCTGATGATCCGGGTGCTTTAGGAATGATAGTTCCCGGTATAAGTTGTATATTATCAGTATTTATTACGCCATCATCTTCAACCTGAAACATTCCAGCTATAGACATTTGTGCATTTTCTAGTATTAATTCTACTGTTAAGTTAGCTGTTTTGATTGCTGGCAGAGCCAACATCAATGGTCCTCGACCATAAGTTTCACCTGCACATTTAGACCATCTGTAGACTAAATATGGGTTTGAACCTAGTCCTTTATATTGTTCTTCGTATATTTTAAATTCATGTTCTTTAGATACAGCACAAAAATGATACTGTTCTTCTTTAGTATTACTGTAATTTCTATATACAGTCTCTATAATCTCGCACTCTTTATCTGGATTCTTTTCAAAATCCATCATCATTTTTTCTGACATCTCTCCATTAGGATAGGCAATAGCCATTTCTTTTGCCCTTATTCTTCTTTTTCTAAATATGTAATCAATCTTGTCATCATGCCCAGATGTCATATAAACATGAGGTAATGGGATAGATTTAAAACTTATAGGGTTTACTGCGTCTCCCTCCTCTACTAATAAGATTCCTGTGCCTAATGCAATGTCAAGAAATGATTCATGTATTTCTTGGGAGAAGTTAGAGTTTTGTAGAATCTCGAACACATACTCTGTTACTTCATCTAACATTGCATTAACTTCTTTTCTTGCTTCAGGTGGTACTTCGACACCTGCTACAAAATCAGCCCATCTTGCATAGTTAGGCACAATTCCTGACTGTAGACGAGATGCAAACTCTTGAACTCCAACAACAGCAGTCTCATCGAATATCCTATCGGTTCTTCTACGACCTGCCTGTTCTTGATAAAACGATTCTCTTTGTGGCAAAGCATACTCATAACATTCTTCAAACGTGCCATTCCATTGATCTTTAATCATTTTGGCATGTTCGTAGCGTCTAAGTATTTGCTTGACTTGAGATTCGCTTGGGTTTACTTGTGGTTCAATCTTTGCTTCTACTACCAAGTTATGCTCCTAATTTGTCTTTACTCATTAAACTACTGTCTAATTTAAAGCCTGAGCCACCTCTTGCAGCAGCTGATAGCAAACTATTTCTGCCTCTTGTACCATAAAATGAAGCAATCCTGCGTTGTAAGTCTTCTTCTTTTTGTACTTCTCTATCTTGTTGCTCGTTTTCACGCATTTGTTTTCTGCGTTGTTTGCTTTCCTCGCTTTCTGGTGGTGGCGGCGGCGGGGATCCTCCTCCTATACTGCACATATTATCTTCTCCTGTCGTATAATGACTTTGGTTTTAATTCAAAGACATTAAAATTTTTTCTTGCAACTACAGGTTTACTCGGTTTTGAGCCAACTGTCAAACTTCTTCCCTCGCCTGCACCTAGCATCATGTACTGTAATGCGTCATGTACATGCGAGAATCTGTTCTTATTCGGCTTTTCATCATACCTTTCGCCAGATACTTGCATCCTACGATAGTGATACCCACCATCGAATCCTTTAACTAGATTGTTACATTTGGGATCTATTAAGATTCCAGATTCACCATCTACCATTCTCTGTAATGTAGCACTAACACTTTCCAATCTCAATGTAACATCGTTAGAATGTGTAGGTCTTGCTGTAATTCCACGCCCTCTAAGTATTTGAAATGGCGTAGATTCATCTGTCTGCGCCCTATGGTCTCCTGCTGGATCGCCAAATATTATGAATTCACGTGGCAAATACTCTGCCATTTTCTGTTTCATGATGTCACTAAAGCGTAATATACCCATATCTTCTGCTACTAATTCATCTATGATAAGCCATCTGCCTCTACATTTTTGACCAAACACACACGCAGGTGTCAATCCAAAGTCTATTCCTACATAGATTGGTGTATCTGGAACAATAGCTACATCGCTATTAGCGACGTGTACATCTTTACTAAACATCTCATATACAGGCTTTCCATCCTCTACTTGTCCTAGTTTGTTTAAAACATAGACATCAATCCATGATTTAGTCTTACCTCTAACAATATTTTTATAATAATCTTTTGTTAGGTTTTTCCCATTTTCTTTGGTAGGATTATCTTGATAGGTGTCTAGTTCACCTCTCTCATTGTTCACTTCAAGCATAGCTGGGGGTTGATTAAAAAACCTCCAGTTATCAGGTTTCACTAACATCTTAGCTTCCTGTTTAGTAATATAATCTGGGATAATAGATTCGCCTGATAAGATTGACCACCAATGGTCAGTATCAGGAGGGTTGGTATCACATATAACACCATACCATGTTGGTCCACCATCACGCATTGATGGGTATCTTCCTACCCTCATACTACATGCATCAATGATTGACTTAGGTATTTCCCTAGCTTCGTTTACCCACACGCCTGTAAGCTCAAGTGACAATAGTTTTTTAACATCTTCTGGTCTATCAAGGGCTAAGAATATAACTTCTAACTCTACGTTACCTTTTTTGATGTTATGAGTATAAGGAACTGACCACATAAACTTTCCCCATACATCTTCAGGGAACCAGTCAATCCAAGTTTTTATTGTGGTTGTCTTCAATTGTGGGTTAGTGTTTCTTATAACAGCCCACCTAGAACGCTTAATGCCATCAGCACCAGCTTTTTGCTGTAATGCTCTACGCATTATCTCAATACAACAAGCAACCGATTTACCACTACCTACAGGTCCACGAATGGCTCTAAAGAACATATCGTCTTTCATGAATTGTTTAAGTACTTCGCCGTCTGGCTTATAGTTGAGTGACATTATTGTTGACTGCTAGTCTGTACAGTTTCTCCAATGTTAATTCAGATAAGGATTCAAGCACCCTGTCTGCCTCATAATCAGTCAGGGCTTCTTTAGGATGGTCTTTCATGTGCGTCATCTTGACCACTATTCTTAGTTTAGCCATAGCACCATGATTGTATTTACGTAGTTTTTCTACTGAATGATAGCTCATAATTTTTTTGCTTGACGTCTAACTGATGCTGGAACAATTCCATAAAACTCTCTTGAAGAATCGTTCATCCATCTAGCAT